CAAAACAGAAAATGAAATTGTAGTTGAACATCAAGAATTATATAGAGATATTTTTGTTCATACTGTTGTTAGACACATAAACGATCATGCCACACTAGAATGTACTGTACCTGTTTTAATAAATGGGAATGACAAAGACAATCCCCAAAAAATGGGATCAGCTATTACTTACGCAAAACGCTATGGTTTGCAGTCTTTATATGGACTAGCAAGTGATGATGATGCAAATGAAGCATCGAAGAAGGAGATATCAAATGGAAGATAATAATGATTTTGTAAATGGGTTATACCCAAAAAAACCTAATAAAGATTTTGTAAAAGCAACCTTTGGATTAAGAAAAGATCAATTTACAGAATTTATGAGAGACGCATTAAAAGATGATGGTCTTTGGAAAGAAGATAAAAATGGTAATTATTGGCTTAACATAGACATACTCGAAAGTAGAGAGGGTACTCTTTATGCTAAGATCAACAAATTTAATCCTGAACCACAAATAGAAGTTGAGGACAACAAAGACATTCCTTTTTAAATGTTATTTAAGAATTGGATTTATGATTATCAATATGAATGGTCAGATGGAATGAAAAACCATACTAAGATTTTATGTGATTATTGGGGTTATGATATTCCTGAAGATATAGATTGTGTTGTGTGTGGTAATTACGCTGTTGATTGCCATCATATTGAACCAAGAGGTTTTTCGGGATCAAAGTTTAAAGATTATCCTGAGAACCTTGCACCACTTTGTCGTGAACATCATACACAAGCTGAACACAATCCTAAATTTAATGCTTTTGTAAAAAAAAAACTGTTAGAAAAAATAATAGATAAGGTTGAAAATGACGGAAGGATATAGTCCTAATGATATTGCTAACAGTATTTATACAGCAACTGTTAATTATTTTAATGCAAAGAGAGCAAGAGATTATTGTCAAAGATTATATGACGATAGCTTAGATAAAGTTTTTTTAGAATTAAAATTTAATGAAGAAAAGATGAGTATTGAAGAAAGAAAAGCAAGGAGCAGACAAAATGAAACATCTATAAAATTTAGAATGGAAGTATCTAAAGCACAAGAGGTTATGGATAATTGTAAAGCAGAACTAGACAGAGTTCTTACAAAAAAAGAATTTATGCTTGATGCTAATGCCACCGCAAGAGCAGAAGCTAAATTAGGAAGCATGATAACATGAAAAAATATGATGTTAAAAAACTTTGGAATGGTCGTGTATCTCTAAGAGATTACATAGTTGAAGATCAGATCAAAAAACAAAAATCAATTATGGTCAGATATGAAGATGACATTATGATTTTATCACCTATGGAGTTAGAAAAAAGAGACTCAATGACCGAATGTATATCAAAATATAATGGTCAAAAATACAAGTTATATGACTATGTATGGAAACCGAAAGACAATAAACAAGGAGAGCTTATATAATGGAAAATATAGAAAAACCAATAAAACTGTCACAATTAGCTAATATTTGGGGAATGGATAAAAGAACTCTTGAAAAACATTTTGAAATTCTTAGGATAGAATTTCCCGAAGAAGATTGTTTAAGACGAGAGATCAATGGTAGATCCATCGTGTACCCGTCAGACTTAGATCGGATTAAACAATGTCAATCAATACAAAAAAAGAAAACCAATTAGGAATACAAACGCTTGTTAAGAAATTAAAAAGCGGTAATACAACAACCTATTATAGCGTCAGAGGTCAAATTACTTTTAAGTCAGAGAGCCTACAAGTAAAGCCTACGCCAATAGGATCTAATTTATCAAAAGCACAAATACAAAAAAGATTACAGGAAATAGAAGTTGAAAAATTAAAAGAGCTTAAAGATATTTATTTAGAGAAAAATCCAAAACTTTATGGTTTTAAAGAAATGTCTTACTTACTCTTAAACGATAGATCAGCACCTAACCCTAATAGGGTTCATACTTTTAAAAAAAACGCTGAAATATTAGGCAATAGGTTAATTACTGATATAAAACAAAGAGATATCGATTCAATAGCTTATAAGAGATATCCTGAATTAATCAAATATAAAACAATAAAGCTAAGTCAAATTTATAATCTTAAAGAAAGACAAAAAGTTTCTAGCTTACATAACACAGTAAATACTATGGTCATGATACCTATAGGACAGGTATTACACTTTGCACATTATCAAGGATATTGTCCGTATATCAGAGTAAAATATTTTCAAACATTAAACAGAAAAAATATGTATAGACCAAAATATAGTATTTTAGAAATACAAAAATGTATTGAGTATGAACATAAAGATTTTCAAATTGTATTTTTATTTGTCTTTTTACTTTTTACAGGAGTCAGAATTGCAGAGGCATTGAGAATACATTGGGAGGATCTTGATAACGAAGATAATAAGGTTATTGACCTTGACAGAAAGATACTAAGGATAATACCTAATAAAGATGGAACATGGACTGATAAGCCTATGCACCCGATACTATACAGTTGGTTTCAAAAAGTTATTGATAAAAGTGGTTATCTTTTTGAATGGAGATCACAGTCAGAAAATAAAAACAAACCTAATGGTTTGATCCCAAGATGGAACTCCATGCAAGAATTTGCGGGTATTGATATAAGCAATAAGAGAAAAAAACGTCATGCACTAAGGCATACAATAACTTCAATGCTATCTGATAGTGGTGGATCTTTACAAGAATTAATGGATTTTAACGGGTGGGTTGATGAAAGATCAGCTCTTGGTTATATCGAAACAAGCAATTCTAGAAAAAAGTCTCTTATAGATAACATTAAGATTAATTGATGCTTACAAAACAGATAGAAAATAAGAAAGAGTTATGCTGTCTTTGTCATCGAGAATACACTAGACACATGATGATGCAAACACGACAAAACACCTACAAATGTATTAGATGCTACAATGGAGCTGTACCAATAGTTGATAATTCGAAGAAATTTGTAGAATATTGTAGAATGGAAAAATAATTGTTGATTATCAAGGGTTTTTTTTTACTTGCACACCATTGGTAATTATGCTCAAGTCCTACATAAAAGGGTAAAAACATTCTTTTTCGGGAAAAAAAGAACATTACCTTACATAAAGAAACAAAGTCATTTGTAGAATGATGTAGAATGAGATTAGGGGGTGTCTACTCGGCACTCCTTAACCTCTAAGATACACTTATTATATATGATCTGTATTGTGCCTTCGTTACCTTCTTTGTACTCATTATTATCAAGAGAATAACTAGAAAATAAAATTGTTTTATCCTTAGTTTTTTTATGTAGCCAACCCACAGTCAGGCAAATAGGCATACTCTTTTCCTCATAGGATTTTGCTTCTATCCATGATGGATCACATAGACCACTATCAATCCATTTGACTAATAGTAGTGGTTTCATTTATGTCTTTTTCTTCTTCTTCTTATTTTTCTTACTATTAGGGAAACCAGCCTTCATATTAGCATAGGCTTTATCGCTAATGGTGCTGTTCTTCTTGGAACGAGATTTTTTTGCTTTTTTACGTTTGTTAATATTTTCATATAAAGACATTATTTCTTAGCCTTTTTCTTTGTTTTCTTTTTGTCTTTTTTCTTATCTTCGTTTAATTTTTTCAATCCTTTAGATGTGTAAGAATATGACTTTCCTTTATACATAGGCATAATTTATTACTCCTTTAACAGTTCCACGCCCTACGAGACCAATAGTTTGCAGATAGCTTGTTGTTTTTTCCTTTAATCCCACCTGATCTCGCACAATAAGATTTCTTTCGTGCTGGTGAGTTTTTTTTGATGCTCATATTAGGATCACCAAAGTTAATCTTTTTAACCTTGTCACCATCTTTAACGAACACCTTGAATTTTTTGACATCGCCCTTCATGGGTTTATTAAGTTTAACTGTTCTACCCTGATAAGTTGCCATCTAGTTCAACCTTTTCTTGTTTTTCTAACTGTTCTGTAAGTGATTGATTTTGTGAGGAAGCATATTCAACTTTTGCTTTCTGTAATGCTATGACATCATCTACTGTAATCTTTAGTTTTTCTTCTCTTAACAGTGCGTTTTTATCAGCCCAATTATCTAAGCGTTCATTAAGAAATTTTATGTGTAGCTCTTTTTCTTCTATATCTTTTTTTAGTTCTTTGTTTTCTTTCTTAGCTTTGCGTAATAGTGCTTCTACTTCTTTTACTGTACTCATTTAGAAACCCCAGCTTTTTTCTCGTAGGTGCGTAAAGCTCCCATTCCCAAAAGTGCCATAACTAGAGGCATTAATGTACCCATATCTAATTCAGGTAAGGGTGCTGTCTCTAAACTAAATGTGGCTATAACAAACATAAGGAATTGTTTTAAAACATATTCCCAAAATATAGCTAAAGCACATGACATACCTATCAATGGTCGCCATGATCGTTGCAACATACCTGATAAACCACCAGCTACAGACTTCGCATCTGCTAAATTAATATCAGATTGTGCTTTATTTATCTGTGCTTCTATTTCTTTTAGTTTTATTTTTGCTTGTGCTTTTTCTTCTTCAGAAGTGTGCAAAGAATCTATTATCCCACCAACATTTTTTACAAGGTCGCCACCTAATAATTTACCTAACATTATATATTCCTCATTGTATCTGCCAGTTCGTTAGCTCTATTTGGGGTTTGTTTTGCCCATCTGCTATCTAACATTTCTTCACTGGCAGATTGATAATCACACTTATTTAAGTGGTATTGAAAGTTTTTAAACTTTAATAATCGTGGCAGTCCTAGTTGAAAAGCCATATTAATAACACAGCCAAAAGCGACAGGATCAATATTTTCTTCTTTCGTGAAAGTCCTTGCATCTTTAACAGCTTGATCGAAGTCTCTTTCGTAGAACTCCATAATCTTTGTATCATCATATTCTATTCCTTCCTGTAAGTCGTCTGAGGGTAGTACCAAGTGTCCAACACCAAATGTGGCGTTGCCCAAGTGATCTTTATAAACTTTATTAATTTTTCCTTCGTGTTTGATAATCTCTTGTTTTATTTTTTCGTACATTCTATTAGTTTCTCCAAATACCATTGAGCTTTTTTTAAATCTTCAATCCCATTTTTTTGCTTATGTCTCACAACATATTTAATGATGTTGCCTGAAAAATAATCGAGATTAAATTCACTAATAAAGTCAGAGACTTGTATCTTTGTACCTATGTAGTAAGGCGGATTTATTTTATCTACAGCTTTTTGTTCCATCTATTACCTCTTTTTAAAACCATTGGTATAAGTTGAGGAACTCCATTAATTATAATTAAAGTTCCTAAAACTGGTCTTTTGATGTTCACTCTTGAATAGGCAAAAGCTAAAGAGTCTTTATCAATTAAACACCCAATGGTTGCACCCCATCTAAGAGCTTCAGGAGAACTGAAGAATTTTAACTCATACCTAGAATGGTAGTGAGACTGGATATATCCAGAATAATTTAATGCTTGTGCTGATTTCAAACAATCAGCGTTCATGTTATGAGTAAAATAATAACTGCCGAACTTATCTTTAATTATTAATTTATCATGCCATTTCCATTTTTTAGGATTTACATTAAGTATATCTGCATAATCCTTTATGGCTTGTTTTGGAAACCCATAAGTTTTTCTTTTACGATAAACCATAGATCCATGATTAGAATGTAATAAATCCATAGTAGGAAATAATTTTTCTAATTTTTTTATATCTTTTCGTGCAAGTTCTAATTCTTTAGAAGAACTAGGTAAGTCAGGATCTGATTCATGATACGACAAAGCTGAGTAATCAATTTCATCGCCTAACATCACAACTCTATCAAATTTATATTTTTTATTTATTGCTTTTAAAAAAGATAAATGGTCTTGATGTGCAAAAGGATAATGGGTGTCACTTATACAAAGTATATTTGACATCTTCCTCCCTATATATTTGTCACCTCTTTTGTTGTGCAAAAGGTCGTTACATAAACATTAGGAACAACCATTATTTTATTTGCAACTACAACAGCATCTACCTTACATTCTTGTAAAGTATTATACATCGCCTGTTGGTTTACTTGTGTAATACAAGTTTTATCAAGTGGTACAGTGGGTGACTGAATACATAACCACATGATTAAAAAAAACTTCATTAATCACCTATGAGATAGTTCTCTATCCATATTATTTTTTCTTTGATAACAGCTATGTCTTGTTGCATGGCTGATATAGAATCTGCTTTTGCTTCCACAGCTTCTAATCTTTCACTCCACATACCCCATGTCATCGCTAATGATGCAAGGATCACTAGGTAAGGCAATACTGTTTTGATATCAAAGTTCATTTAGACCACTCTACCTTAAACTCATTTCCTTTTTGATCTTGGATAGACATCGTTTGTTTTTCTGTTCCATAGATTTTAGGTGCTAGTTTACCAGCCTTAAAGTGAACATTTTTTTGTATAATCTCTAATAATTTAACCTTAGTCATATTTAACTTAGGATCTTTTTTTGCTTGTTCTAATAAGATATCTAAATCTTCTATCGTGTAGAGGACACTATCGTGTTTTGCTTGTAGGTATTGTTTGTTTAGCTTTTCGTCTTTGTTGATCCATTGTCTCAGTGTTGTCCAAGATACATCTAGTTCTTTGCAACATTCACGAATGGTTTGACCTCTCGCTAACATTTCAAATAAATCAGATAAAATAGACTGTTTGTATTTACTAGGTCTATTACCTTGTTTTCTTACTACTGCTGTTGTCATTATTTTACCTTTGCTGACATATTGTTTAGTGGATTGTTCAATGCCTTATTAATATTTAAGTTAAGGTTATCTTCGATGATTTTAATCTCATCAAATATTTCTCTTGTATCTTCTTTTTGTCTATC